CTTTAAGATCAAAAAGCTCGCTTAAAGGCTCTGCACCTGCTGCGTTAAATGCAGAGGCTGCTGCTGATGTATTAAATGTAGATGTTACCTCATTAAATAATACATCTGCTAGACGCTTCTCACGATCAAGCTTAAGCACTCGACTTACCTTGCGTGCAATGCGTGCCTCTTCTGAGCCTGCATATTGAGAATCAAAGATATCCTCCATAGCAATGCTATCAGATGCTGAGTAGATCTTAGCTTTAAATGTTTGGCTAGAGCGATCAAAGCCACCAATCATAGCACGTGATGCCCCAGGAGCACGCTCTAGATCAAGACCTGTACCTGCACCCATAAAATTTCGGGTTTCCTCTACTAATAGAGTACCACTGCGCTCAGGGATTTTGATAGCTTCTAGAGCTTTGTCTGCAATAAGCTGAGCATCACTAGGGATAGCCTCAGCTACAAGGCCTGTTAGGATTTGATCTACAGGATGTAAATTAGAATATGATGAAGCCATTTAAAAACTCCCTTACGCGTTTAGGCTAGATGGGCCAAAAAAGTAAACAAAACATTGCTCATTAGCTGATACATCAATTTGATTAATGTTAGGCAGTAAACGAGCAATAGGGTAAAAAGTAACATCTGTTGCCTCGCAAGGTTGAACCTTACCAGCAGTGGTAGCACTTAGGATGCATTTAGTCTCATTAAGTGCCTCACCTGCAATAACTCGAGAGATACCATGTACTAATACCTCAACAGCCTCACCACTAGCGCAGGCACGTTGGGCAATACCAACAACCTTATTATCAGTGGCGAGTGTGGTTACAGATACTTTACCTGCATCAGTCATAGAAACGATAGCGTATTCAGTAATGGCGCCATCAGCTACAAAGCTCATAATGTTAGGATTGCTCATGTGTTATACTCCAAAAGCTTGCTTATAATAGTCTGGGTTTTGTGTTCTAAATAGATTCAATGCCTCTGAGTAGCTGATGCTTTTCTCAGATTGCAACTTGCTAACCTCTGCATGCAGAGTAGCTTTAGTGATTTCCTCACCACTTGCGCCATGGCCCACTTGATTAAGAGGCACAGAGCTATTAGCAGGGCGCTCATTAAACATCTGCCAGAAAGCAGGGTTTGACTCACGTAACTGCCATGCTTGATTAGCTACCTCTTGCTCAGCAGGGCTAATGCGCCCCTCACGTAACAAAGTGCTAACAGCCTCACGCATCTCTACAGCTTCTTTTTCTGCTTTAAGTGCGTTAACGGTTTCACGTAGAGCAGTGATTTCTGAGAGTAGTAAAGCATTGCCCTCATTCATGGCATAGCTCTTTTTCTCATCATCTTTAGACTCTGCCATCTTCTTAGGCTCATCCTCCTCTTTAGACTCTGCCATCTTCTTAGGCTCATCCTCATCTTTAGACTCAGCCATCTTCTCAGCTTCATCCTCTGGCTTTTCTTCAGTAAGCTTAGCCTCAGAGTCAGCTTTCATCTCTTTGATTTTGTCCTCAAGCTCACGCACCATCTCATCTTTAGCGACAAGCATAGAGCGCAACTCATCAGCAGACATAGACTCTAGATTATCAATCATAGATATCCTCTCTGAAAGTGTAACCCTACTAATCTTGTCATTAGATTGCGCAGGGCGTGGGGTTAGTGTGATTGCTAATAATTGGGCTGTGCCAATAGGCTCTCCACCGTCTCTAGTGAACACCTCGCCTGCAATAAACTCAGGGCTTGACCACAGCACACCACCTGCATTTTTAACTACCTCTAGGCCACGCTCATTATAAGCAGGCACAGCATAGAGGCCATCAGATCTAAGCTCTACATCTACTATAAGACCTAGGGCATTACCTGACTCAGGAGGCGCAGGCGTGCCTCCATTAAATGGGCTAGTAGCATGTTGCCAATCGATAATAACTGGGTCTGCTTCTCGCCTCGATTTAAACACTCTCACCATTTCGGAGAGCATCTCTGTATCAATCTCTTGACCAATAGCAGAGCCATTAAGCCTAGAGCTAACTTGACCTAGAGCAAGGGTCTTAAAGGGCTTACCAATGGTTAAACCCTCGGGCACCTCATAAGTGGGTGCAGGCTCTGCTAACTGCACAGCCTCACCATAAGCTCTAAGTGCATTGGTTTTTTCATCTGCTGTTTTCATCTGTTTAACTACTTTCTTAGCCCATGAGTAACCTGCATCACCGCCCCACCCCTGCCAAGCTTGCCACCCTTTACCCTGCATGTTCCACGTGGAACCTTTTTTATCAATCTCATGGCGAGTGAAATAGGCAAGCATACGCTTAACAGTATCTGGGCTTAATGTTTTGCCATTGGCTAAATCACGTGCCCTAGCAATGCCTGTTGCTGTCATGCCTCTTTGTGATGGTGGCTTAGTTGCTCTCACCTCAAGGGCACGCTTAGCAGATTGCTGTGCACCCTGTGGAGGTTTAAAGTCTATATGCGAGTATTTAGCAGGTGCTAAAAGCTCTGCTTTCTTCTCTACCCTTTGGGGGTGTCCCTTGGGTAATAAGTCTAAATCAGTGTTATAAGCTTCTTTTCTCTCACCTGTGCCCACTAGCTTTAAAAAGGTTTTAACCCTAGCTAAGGCCCATTGGGTGCGAGTCATGCCAGGCCTGTGAGATACAGAGAAAGCACCTGCACCACGCCTAAACACAGCTTTAAGCATGCCCATATCCACCTGCTTACTCTTAGCATTATATCTATCATTATGCTTGTCGAGTAAGTTTTTAATAGCTGTCTCAGCTTCCTTGCTAATCTCAATGCCACCTCTTGCACCTGATGCAGAGCCTTTAGGGTTTTTAGATGAACCCTTAATCTGATCTTTTTTAGGTGCAGGTGTTTGGGCTTGTGTTTTAGACATTGCGCTTACTCCTCATTAACTGCTCAGTAAAAGCACTTAGGCCCTTACTTGTAGAGGTACGCTCTAATGCTGATCTGCTTGCCTCCTCTGGCAAGTCACCTGCGCCTAGTCTCTCTCTGATAGCACGCTCGAGCTCATCATCAGGTGTTAAGATGCCTGCTTGTACTAGCTGTGGAAGCATCCCCATGCTCTCTGCTAGATCATCAGTATCAAGCCCAGTGTGAGTGAGCTTAGGTAGTTTAGATGGATCAACTGCGCCATAATTCCATCTGATCAATCTGCCAATAGTGCCCCCACCACGCCTATCAATTCCACTGATAGCAGAGGCTACAATATCACAGAGGTTGATAGCAGCACGCCTAAAAATGCTTAGATGTATCTCACCTACTGACCTAGCACCTGTCTCAGTATTACCCAAGTCTGCAAACTGAGTTAAGAAGCTTGAAGCTATCTGACTATCACAGAGCTTAATTATATCAAGTGGCCCCTGCGAGTATAGATAAGGGCTAGTCTCATAGCTCTCAAACTTAACTACACTATTCTCTACAAGATAGCTTTGCTCAGTAGCTAAAAAGGCTTGGGCTTGGCCCTCTGCCTCATCTATCATAGCATTAACATCTGCATCAGTGAGCCCTTGCATCTCTGCCTGTGATCTATCGACTACTACTTTAGGCGTAGGCACAGCCCACCGATCAAGCCCCACACACATTAGATTAGATGTTCTCTGCTTGGTACGCCACCACCACCACACTGGTCTAAGCATACCAACACCCTCAAAGTTAGAGCCTGTTTTATTGAGTGTAAGCAGTAAAAGCTTGTTAGCAGGTATAGGCTCGGGTGTGTATGTGGTGCCTACTATATTTTGTATAACACCATCTAACTGCTGTGAGTCTCTACTTAGCCACTTGTTATGCGCTGATGGCTCACGATCTGCATACTGATCTAACCATACTTTAATGCGCCCTTTGCTGTCTGGGCCTACTTTATAGATTTCCTCAGCATACCTGTAGCCCAATGGCACAAACTCAAAAAGGTAGGCAAGCTGATCCTCAAAGCTTAGACTCATCTGTCCTGAGTAACCATCAAAGCCGAAAGCCTCATTTGCAAAACGTGCTAGCTCATCAGCTACTGCATCACCCTCTAGGCCAGACTCAAAACGCCATGAGGCACTAAGCAAGGTTTGCCTTAGCATGTGCCAAGACCGCCTAACTATAGGGTCTGTTCTAAGCATCTCCTCAGCTTCCTGCACCCAATTTAGGCCAGTAAGTCTAGGGTTTTGCTCTTTACCTGCTATGGCACCACCGTTAAGCTGTGTGCCTGTTATGCCCTTAGTCCTAAACTGAGGTGCTAAGGCTCGCATGTGCTTTGGGTTTCTATCTGCTGTGCTCATAGTACCCCTATGTAGATTAATGGGCTCTAGATGCATTATAAGCACAATTTAATTATTTAGCAATATATCTATTTTTTTGCTTGCTTTACCTTGTTAACAGTGTTAACATGATCAACTGTCTGACTGACAGGCTTAGTATTTTTTGTTGTTTTGGGGATGCTAAGCCATGTTTAACCATCTTGTCTAGCTTTTGCCGACAAGTACAAAAAAAGCTTGTAGCTAGGCAAGATGGTTAAGCTTTTATTTACTCGCTAAATAGTTTAGGGTGCCAGAGTTGAACAAACAGCCCTGCACCTTTTTGTGATTTTTGAGGTGTGGGGCTTTTTGCTTTAAACTCCTATTCGTATTGACTTGAGCGAGTTTTAAGCTTAAAGTAATCTCAAATCTTGCTGGGTGGTCAAACACTTGGTTTTGAAGCCTCATTCCCTTTCAAAAGTTGGTAGCTGGTGAAGAGGGAGTGAGGCTTTCGTGTTTAAGTCCATCGCTCAACATCAGGATGCAAAACCACCTCATCCTCTGTGTGCTGTGTGATGGGCGGTTTGTCACTAAACATACTCAGCTTATTAATGATGGCTGTCTGTAGCTCAAATAGTTGATCATGCTTAATTTGCATCTGAATCTGTGCATCTCTCAAGCGAGCTATAAGCGCCTCTCTATCTGCATTAGCTGAGGCAAGCTTATCTTTTAATTCCTCTACCTCTGATGGATCCCTGCCTGATGCTATTGCCATCATGCTGCTTATTGAGCCTGTGACCATACCCAAGATGCCTACTAGCACATCTCTATTCTCATCTACTATTTTCACATAGGTTAAGAACAGGATAAGGCCTACTACTATTAGTAAGAAGACTACACTAAACCACCATCCTCTACGGGCTTTCTCATCCCTAGTAATCTCTTTAGCACTTTGTTTTTTTTGCTCAGCCATTTAGCACCCTCATCAATCTTGTTATCCACAGCATGATAGTATCAAGCCAGTAAAAGTAATCATCTAAGCCCATCATAAGGCGTGAGTGTTTATTACTCAATATGGGAAAAGCCACCAAGCAAAACCACAGGCAGAGGCCAAAGGTTAAACGATACATAACCCATGCAAGCCACTCCTTAAGCTTTCTATCTCTCATCCTGCTTTTAATCTTCTTGGGGCCTGCCACCTTTTTTGCTTTCTCAGATGATGGTGGAGGCTGTAAGCTTTCAATAGTAGCACCTACTGTGTAAATAAGCTGAGGCTTTTTAACGCCCTTAAATCTATACTCGCCTGCTAATGCATAGCGTGTATTTTTAGGTGTAAAGGTATTGGTGCGCCTCTTAACTGCAAGCATAGCCTCTACAGTTAACAGCACCTGCCCTGCTTGGCATAGGCTCATAGTACGTGCACAGATGTTCTTAGCAATGCCCTCGAGCTCTATATGCTTAGCACCTACTAAAGTGTGTAACTCATCCTGCTTAACCTCTACCACTTTGCCCCAATGCACACCAATGCGA